AGCTCTTCCATACTTTATAACTCTGGCTCAAACATATTCGGTGATGCTGCTAGTGATGTACATATCTTTACAGGTAGTATACTAACAGAGCAAGCAATTACCGGATCAGATGTAAAGATTAACACTTGGGGAAGCGTATCAGCTTCGTTAGCAAGTATCAATACAACGATTGGAGCTCTATCAACCGACTATAATGATCTACAAAATATACCAAACGGAATTGTTAGTTCATCTGCTCAAATAGAAGCTCTAGGTATTACCTCTGACTACACGGAGTTAACAAATATTCCAAGCGGAATTATCTCTGCTTCTGTTTTGAGTTCACCATCTCAAGGTACTGTTAGACTAACAACTAATGGAGTAAGCGGAGGAAATAAAGATTTAGGGTTACAAACAATAGATAGCCCTACATTTGTTGACTTAACATTAAATGGATTTAGCTCTGTATCTTCTTCTTTAGCAGCTTTAACAGCAGGAACAATTACAATAAACAACGATGCTAATAATAGAGTATTAACTGCTAATGGAGATAGCACACTGAACGGTGAAAGTAATTTAACTTTTGACGGTACAGTTTTAACTATAAATGGTACACAGCTTAGAGACTTTACTGTTGCTGATACAGATGTTACTGCATTAGTAGGAGGATCTACAGGAACCATAATTGAAGGAGACACTAACGGACATGTAGTAATAGGGTTAAGAGATGACGATACAACAGATGCATTCTCAATAATCTCTGGTGACGGTAACTATTACACTGATGCTTATGATAAGTTAGCATTTAAGGTAAGATCGAACGGAGTTACAACTATAGGAGGTTCAACCACTATTAGCGGCTCTCTAAATGTAACAGGTGATGTAATTGCATACCACTCTTCGGATGAAAGACTAAAAGAAAATATAACCCCTATTGCAAACGCAATAGATAAAGTAAATCAGATAGGAGGATATGAGTTTGATTGGAATAATGATTCTTCCCATAGCGGTCACGATATTGGTGTCATCGCTCAGGAAATCGAAAAAGTGCTGCCAGAACTAGTAGTCAACCGAGACAATGGCTACAAGGCTGTACGTTATGAAAAAATCGTCGCGTTATTGATACAAGCTGTAAAAGAACAGCAGTCTCAGATCGATGAGCTAAAAAGTAAGCTCTAGCGACAAAAACCAAAAACTATGGATATGATTAACCCTACCTGGACTTTCCAGGGTAGGATCTTCAACGACATATCAGACTTTCCAGAAGATACTTATGGATTCATCTACGAGGTGTTTCATAAACCTACCGGTCAAAAATATATTGGCAAAAAAGTCCTACGCTTTGAGCGTAATAAAAGACTTGGCAAAAGAGCTCTTGAGGAATTAAGACTTGAGAGAAAAGCCCAAGGTATAGGAGGAAGAACTCCTCTTAAACAGAAAGTAATAACAGAATCAGATTGGAAAGATTATTACGGTTCTCATCCTAAGATCAAAGAACTTGTAAAAGAGTCCACAGACTTGAGAAAGGATTTTGAACGTAAAATTTTAGATTTTGTACCCAATAAGAAGATGTTAACGTATTTTGAATGTAAGCACCTATTTATAAATGACGTCCTAGAGACTTATAGTCATCAATATATCAATGATAATATACTAGGAAAATTTTATAGAAAAGATTTCGAATCATGATACAACTAAAAGAAATAGTCGGACTACCATCACTACAGTACCACTTAGACAAGGGTCTCACTTTATCTGAAAATGTCTACCGTTACTCTTCTGACGCCTACGTGAAGTTATTTGCTGAAGCAAGAGACGCTTGGAGAGACGGGCATATTACATTAAACGAAGAGGATGAACATCTTTTAGAGACAACAGATATAGGAGAGTATGCAGAATACAATGGGATGAGAGTCCCTTTAGATCTTCCAATGGTATCTCCTAGATATAATGCATTATTTGAAATAGGCTGTATGATCGATCAAATGATTGAGAACGAGGATACAATAGACGAAGCTACTTCCATAGATGAAATGATTGACTATGAGACAATAAAGGAGTTAGTTGAATCGATCGGCGGCACTATTAACATGGATAAATTCAGGAAGGCAGTCAAATTACATAACGAAACATTTGACTATTCTGGATTTGATCTTCTTAAAGCTTCAGTTGACTACATTGCAGAAGCTGAATATCAAGGTAAGAAAGTACAACTTAATAAACCAAAACGTGGAGGATCTAAAAAGTTCTACGTTTATGTTAAATCTCCCAAAGGCAACGTTAAAAAGGTGTCATTCGGAGATACCGGCCTTTCTGTCAAATTAAAACAAAAAGGAGCAAGAGCTTCATTTGCAGCACGTCATAAATGTGCTACTAAAAAAGATAAAACAAAAGCAGGTTACTGGTCATGCAACATTGGCCGTTACTGGAAATCATTAGGCGGTGGATCAAACTTCTCAGGTTACTGGTAGACCTTATTCTGAATTAATAGAAGACGGTTATATTATAAGAGAGTTCTCTCAAGACCTTTCTGCATTTGAATTAGTGTGGCATAGAGATAAAGAAGACCGCTTGGTCGAAGCTATGCATAAAACAGATTGGAAGTTTCAACTAGATAACGAGGTTCCTACGGAATTAAATCGTATCTTTATACCTAAAGAAACATACCATAGAGTAATCAAAGGAACAGGTAATTTAAAAATAAAAATATGGCAAAGGGGATAACTCTTGGCAATTATTTTGAAAAGTCAAAGAAGAAGAGACCGGGTGTACACTCTAAGTCAAAATCTTCTAAAATAAAAGGCTCTAAAAATTATGCTAAAGCGTATATAGGACAGGGTAGATAAATCGTATAGTTATGAGCATAGGTAAGCACAAACCTTCATTACATAATTTTGGAGCAAAAGCAATTTATGTTATAAATGATATATCCAACGTAGAAAGAAAAAATCGATTTATAGATGATTGGAACCACTTCAGCGACTTTAATTATGAATTTGTAGCAGCTGAAATGGGAACATCTATCGAGGTTAATAACTTAATTAACAGCGGAAGATTAGAAAGTTTCTGGTGCGGTGAAGGAGCTATTACTAAAAACATATTAGGGTGTTACGAATCTCATAGAAAAGTATGGGAAAAAGCTGAGGCAGAATTAAAGGATCAAGACGAATATGTTTTAATATTAGAAGATGATGCTAGGCTTACCCCACATTTTTTAGACACCGCCTACTCATCAGGAGAGTTCCATAAGGTATTAGAATTTATAAAATCAAATACAGTAAATTGCTTCTGGTGGGGCAGAGCAGATAATAAAGTTATCGGTGACTCATACAATGACTTTTTAAAAAAGCCTGACGCTTTTATAGGATTAGGAGCACATGGGTATATGGTTAGTAAGGGAATGTTACACTACCTCTTACAAGAGAGCCAATCAATAAAGTATGCTTTAGATGTATTTCTAGATGTTATATTTAGAGGCATGGGTAGGCAGTATTCCCCAAACTTTTCATACATAAGACAAGTACAGCACATGACTAATAGTAGGTTCTTAGCAAAAGATCATCCGCTGTTTGTATGGACAAGCACAACCCAACCTGATAGGAAGCCATTCGATACCATACCAAACCCCACTGACCTCTTTAGCCACATACATGACGACATGTCACCTTATATCTCAGAAGCAGAGTTCGTATTGCTTCAGAATGTTAAATCAGGTATTGAGTTTAAATTTAAGCTAGCTGATAGTAAAACGCTAATATAAACTATTTATATACATAAAGAAACAATTTATACAATGAAGCTAAGTCAAATTATTTTAGAGTATAAGCCTAAATTTGAAGTCAAAGGTATAGGTCTTACCTATACTGATTTTGGAAGATTCTATGGAGCTTATTTACACCCGCTTCCTCAAACAGCTAACCTACCTATGGGAACAGCTAGAGAGAAGCTAGGATATAGAGAAGCTGAAGAATATATTAAAGAACTTACTGGTTTAGATCTACCACAAAGCTACGAAACAGACACTCTTGATAAAATTATTGACGCTTTAAAAGCAAAAGGCATCTATGCTGATCATGATGATGCCATGGACGTAAGTTAAGATGTATGAGACTATCACATGTCATATTAGGCGAAATTTTATACTACAATCCTGAGTTTGAAAAAGAGATTGATAAGATAAAAGATCTAGGAGGCAAGTACTTAGGATCCGGAGATTACGGCTCAGCCTACTTACTCAACGGCCGTGTATATAAAGTTACTACAGACGAAATAGAATTAGAACACGCCCACATCCTTAAAGGAAAAAAAACAAACAACTTCGCTTTCATCTACGATGTAGAAGAAATTGACCCTAAACTAGGTATCATTCAAATGGAAGTCCTTGGAGAATTCAAAGGAGAAATACCAGACGAATGGATAGATGACGTAGAAGCAGAAGCAGAAAGAATGGGCATTGACCCTGAAGAACTAGATATCAGACCATCAAACATTATGGTCAATCAGAAAAAACATCTGAAATTAGTTGATATATAGGAATATTATTCGTATATTATAGAATAACTAGTTACGGATTTCCTATGGAATACACTTTTCTTCTGAGCTCTGTCGAGAAACTTCTAGGCAAAGGAAGTAAGAGAGCAAGAGATAATTATGCTTTCCACTGCCCTTTTTGCAATCATAGAAAACAGAAGCTTGAGATTAATATGGCAACTAACGAAGAAGGTAAAAACTTCTGGGAATGTTGGGTATGCCAAACTCGTGGACAATCTATACGCTCTCTACTCAAACAACTTAAGACACCTAAAGATCAGGCTCAAGAAATTCTCAAATACCTTCCAAAAGGTTCAGAAATAGAATACAAAGGGCTATCTATAGTAGAGTTACCTAAGGAGTACCAACCGCTACACACAGCATCAGAGACATCTTACGTAGCTAATATAGTTAGAAACTACTTACATGAGAGAGGACTTACCGATATCGATTATCTTAAATATGGGATTGGATACTGCACGACTGGAGACTATGGAGGAAGAATTATTATCCCAAGTTATTCTGAATCCGGTGCACTCAATTTCTTTGTTGCGAGAACTTACGATGGCAATTACTTTAAGTACAAGAACCCAGAAGCTTCTAAAGACATAATCTTTTTCGAGAATTTAATTAACTGGAACGCACCTATTATACTATGTGAGGGAGTGTTTGACGCTATCGCTATACGTCGAAACGCTATACCACTACTGGGTAAAAGCGTATCTGATGCACTATATAAAAAGATTATAACAAGTAATGTACAAGACGTTTACATTGCTTTAGATACAGACGCTGCTGATAGAGCAGTCCAAATAGCAGAGAAATTTTTTAATCAAGGCAAGAGGGTATTCCTCATTGACCTGCCGGATAAGGACCCTTCCGAAATGGGGTTTAGGGCTTTTACAAGCCATATACAAACAGCTGAAGAGTTTGATGTTACCGCTCTTTTAAAGCGTAAATTACTATTATGATAAAACAAGGAATGAATATCCTAGAACAGAACAAAAAAAATAATCTAGACTTCAACCCAGATTTACAACAAATTAACTTCTTAGATAGAAGAGTTTATAAGAGGGGTGAAGGAGTGTACTACCCTTCCGTAACTACTATACTCCAATATATGCCCAAGAATAAATTCTTTGAAGGCTGGTTAAAAGACGTAGGACATAGTGCTGACTATATTATGCGTAAAGCAGGTAAAGAAGGAACTCAAGTTCATGAAGCTTGTGAAAAATTAGTACTTGGTGAGGAAGTAACCTGGATGGACGACTACGGTAACGCTAAATACTCTCAAATAGTATGGGAGATGATTCTTAAGTTTGCTGATTTCTGGAGAACACATAAACCTGAACTTATCTCTACAGAGTCTTTTGTATGGTCTGATGAACACAAGTTTGCAGGTACTGCTGATTTAGTTGTAAAGATGGACGGTGAGGTATGGCTTTTAGATATAAAAACCTCGAACAGTGTACATAAATCATACGACCTTCAGCTAGCTTCTTATGCAAAAGGGTTAGAAGAATCTAAAGGAGTCAAGATTGAACGTACAGGTATTATATGGTTGAAGGCTAATACAAGATCTACATCTAACAAAAAAGGAGTATACCAAGGCAAGGGATGGCAAGTTAAGGTAGTTGATGAGATAGATAAAAACTTTGAACTATTCAAAATGATATACGAACTATATAAATTAGAGAATCCTACAACGGAACCTATTTATAATAGTTACCCCACAACATTAAAATTATGAAAAACCTAATTAAAATTTGTTTCTTTGCATTATTTATAGTATCTTTAGTAAGCTGTAGTTCATTACAATTTAGGTACTCTACATTGAACCATGTATCAAATAGAGCTAAATTTGCAGGGTTTACACAGCCTAAAGTTTTAAGTACAGATTTATTTAGTATAAACGCACCGTTAACAAATGGATGGATATTTAACAGCAACTACGGGAACAGTTGGCAATACTTTGAGTTTCTCCAATTTCAATACCAACACAACGGCTGGTCTATTGGAAATAATTGGAGGTATATCGACTATGCCTATGCCCCTAATCAGTTTTGGAGATATCCAGCTAACAGGTGGGCATTTGACAATTGGACTTATAACATACCTCCTATTGTACGTAGGGTACCGGTTAGACCGAGAGTACAGCCAATTCCTTACATTAGAGAGCCTAGAAGAGAAAGAACAAGAGTTACACAACCTATAAGAAGAAGAAGTTTAAATATTTATAATAATGATCAGACTAACAGACTTACTACTAGAACGCCAAGATCGACCCAAAGTGATAGTGATGGCAGGAGGGGCAGGAGCAGGGAAGTCATACCTACTCAACCAACTAGACCTCAAATCACTCCCCCAAGTCAACCCCGACAAGTACGTAGAGGATCCGGAACATCCAGCGTACAACAACCTGTCTCAAGGAGCACGACTAGCGGATCAAGAGGCGGAGGAGTTAAGCAACAATAAACAATCTTTTGTTTGGGATACTACAGCATCTAATCCTAAGAAGGTAAAAGAGTTAGTAGAGAAAGGATACGATGTCTTCATGGTAATGGTATATACCCATCCGATGATATCCTATATATCTAACTTTAGTAGAAAAAGAAACATCCCTGGAGCTGCTGTTTTCTCTACTTGGAGAAACGTATACCAACTCATCTCAGATTATAATAAAATAACGAATGGTAATTTAGCAATTTTTGTTTCTGATAGAGGTGGTAAATACGATAAGGAGATAGAAGCATTTAATACCGCTGCAAAGAACGGTCCTTCTGGCATTAGCGATTACCTAAAAACATATAATGAAAAGAATAATATAGGCGGTTCTACTTTTAGAAAACCTATAGAAATGACACCAGAAGAAGAAGAAGAGTTCAAAAAACATATCGGTAGTTTAGATTATGATAAAGATAGTTACGGAGAAGATAGAGCTCTCAAATCAGCTTTCTTAAAAGCTTATCAAGCAAACGGAGTAGGACCAGGAATAGATAAGTTAAGAAACGAACTTAAGAAATATAGAGATAGTAAAGAAAAACAGGAACAAAGAGAAACTGAAATTTTAGACAATATTTCTGACATGTTATTTAATCCTAAGTTTCAAGAACTATTACAACACTCCACACCAGCAGAAGTAAACTCTAAAGTACAAGCATTCCTATGATAGCATTATACCCAGGAGCATTTAAACCACCTCATAGAGGACATTTTAACGTAGTAAAATCTTTACTCGACGGCTCCTATAGTGGTACAATCTATAATAAAGATGACTACGAAGATAAAGCTTCTAGTTTATTTAGTGGCAAAGCAGGTGAAAAACCTAACATAGATAAAGTTATAGTATTAATTGGAGGCGGTGAGAGAAACGGTATAACTAAAGCAGAGTCAACAGCAATATGGCAAGAGTATATTAAGCATCTAGGTAATGTTGAAATAGTAGACGGCCAAAAGAATCCAATGTTTGCTGCTAAAGATTATGCTAGAGAAAACCCCAACAATGAATTTGTAGCCGTAACAGGAATTAGAGGGCAAGAAGACTTTGTTGATTTAAGAAGAGTTACTACTTTTAATAATGTAGATAATGTACAAGGTTTAGCACTAGCAGCAAAAACAGGCTCCGGCTTCAGAGCAACAGACTTTAGAAAAAGCATACTAGCTGGTAATTTAGATCAAATTATAGACTTTTTTCCTGAGGAATTATCTAGAGAACAAATTTTGAATATACTTACTGATTTGAAAGATAAAATAGTAGCAGAGATAATCGGCTCTAATATTGATGGATTTATAAATGAATATTTCATTCAAGAAACAATCACAGAGGAATCCTCAGTAGTTGACGAAGCTCCAAAAGGACTTGAATTAAAAGACTATATCGGTTCACTATTAGAATATATGATCGACAAGGGAATGAAGATTACCCCTCTACCTGAGATAAAGTTAAGAAACGATGAAGTAGAGTCCGCAAACTTTTTTGGTCGAACAGCTTACTACGACCCTAATAATAAAGAGATAGTACTCTACACTTCAGGCAGACACCCTAAAGACATAGTAAGATCTTTCTCACATGAAATGGTCCATCATATGCAGAACCTGAACGGAACATTAGGAAATGTACAATCCTCTAATACAAACGAGGATGACCACTTACTAGAACTAGAAAAAGAAGCATACCTTACAGGGAATATAACTTTTAGAAACTGGGAAGATTCTTTAAAATAAAGTTGTTAGTCTGCGTTTTTTTTCTTATATTTAGATATAAATATTAAAGGTTATGACACAAGCAACACTACATTCACACTCCGTATTAGAAAAAATTATCTACGATCTTCAATCAAAAGGATCTATTATCGACCCTTTCGTCGTAGACGATTTAATTACCTGTATTAAAACTCATAAAAAAGTCGAATTTAAATAATTCGGCTTAAAAACTAATCGTATGACTAGACAAGAGGTAAAAAATATAATACAGGAGGTCTATCCTAAGATAGAGAAACACTACGGGTATTCTAAGTTTACACCAGAATGTACCCCTTATGTCGAATTACATCATAATATCTATGCTAGATATAGCGGGGAAGATGATGCTCAAGGTGAAGAAGATAAATGTCATGCTGAGTATGATAGAACAGATAACTCTATAGTTATTTATTATCCACAGATGAAGGATAGAAAACATATTATACAGACCTTGATACACGAATACCAACACTACCTTCAGTCCCCGTCATGGATGAAGAGATACTACGATATGGGATATGGATATAACAACCACCCATATGAAGTAGCTGCTTATTCTGAAGAGAAAAATTATAAAACATTTGCATGAAAAAAAGTATAGTAGATTTATTAGAAGCGTATCCACTTCCTGAAAAAAAGGAAGTACCGAAGTATAAGATATATTGCGATATGGATGGCGTATTAACAGATTTTGAGAGTAGGTTTGACCACTTCGCTGGTATGCACCCACAAGAATATGAAAAGAAATTTGGTAGTGCTGCCTTCTGGGAGTTGATAGATGTAAAAGTTGGAGTTAGATTCTGGGTAGGAATGGGATGGATGCCTCAAGGGCAACAACTATGGGACTTTATAAAACCATACAAACCAGACCTTTTAACTTCACCCTCTAGGAATAATGAATCTAGACTAGGTAAAAACCTATGGGTTAGGAATAATCTAAATCCAAAACCTAAAGTTAATTTTGCTTATTCAAAAGATAAACAACAATATGCTCAACCCGACGCTATACTTATCGATGATAAGAAATCCAATATCAATGAATGGACTTCTAAAGGAGGTATTGCAATTAGGTGTA